GAAGAAAAATTGACAAGCGCTTTAAGTTTCCAATATCTTCCTCATATTAGTAAAAAAATAAAAGCAACACCAGAATATATATTTCATAATGTGCGAGAACTTCTTCAAAGCCATGATAATTTACAATTTCTATTTGTTGATGGACGAGCAGAGATGACTAGAATAATTGAATCTATTTTTGCAAGTAATTGTTTTTACAAGAAGATAGATCTTCAATTAGCCTATGACATGAAAATTTTATGATATATTGTCCAGACAAATATTTAAGAGAAGTCAAGGATGTTAATGCTCAGTTATCTCAGCTTAAGGGGTTTCTTAATGATAAAGAAGCTAAAATTACTTTAGCTAAATTTCTTAGAGCTAATCTTGGGTTTACAACAGAACTTATTAGTGGAGTTAAGCTAGCTCCATATCAAGAATTACATCTTAAAGCCATGATGAATAGAAATTTTAATATGTGCGTATTTGGTCGTGGATGCGGTAAATCATTTATGGCAGCAGTATTTTGTTTTCTTCAATGCGTATTTGAACCTAACACTAAAATTCTTATTGCTGGTCCAACATTCAGAACTGCGCGGTTTATTTTTAATAATCTAGAAAAAATTGTGGATGGCAAAGGCGCAGAATTATTAGCTCAATGTTTTGGAGCGAAAGCCAAAAGAAACGATCAGTTTGAATGGCAAATAAATGGCGGAAGCATTGTAGCTATTCCTCTTAACGGAGAAAAGATTCGAGGTTTTCGCGCAAACATTCTTGTACTTGACGAGTTCCTTTTGCTTCCAGAAGAAATTATTAAAAACGTTTTGATGCCATTCTTGGTAGCTCCACAGAACATGAAAGAACGAATGGAGATTCGTGAGTTTGAAGATAAGTTAATATCAGAAGGACTCATGCAAGAAAAAGATAGAATGGTATTCGAAAACACAAGTAAGATGATTGCTCTTTCATCTGCGAGCTATACATTTGAAAATCTTTATAAAACTTACAATGAATGGTGTGAGAAAATTAATAGTCCAGAAAGAGGTGAAGCCACATACTTTGTAAGTCAATTAAGTTACGAAGCCCTACCAGAAGAAATGATTGATAAAACAATTATTGAAGAAGCTCAAGCTGGTGGATCAAGTCATAGTGGATTTCTTCGAGAATATTGCGCGCAGTTTACAGATGGTAGTGATAGTTATTTTAATGCAAAAAAGATGGAAGAATGTACATTAAAAACTGGAGAAGCACCTCATACCTTAATGAAGGGCGATCCTAAGAAAAAATATATTTTAGGGATTGATCCTAATATGAGCGATAGTCCTAATGCAGATTATTTTGCTATGGCAGTTATGGAATTAGATGAAGAAAAGGGTCAAGGTATTTTAGTTCATACTTATGCAGGTCTTGGTAATTTAAAAAATCACGTTAATTATCTTTATTATATTTTAACTAATTTTAATATTGTATTTATGGTTCTTGATAATGCTGGCGCTGATACATTTTTATCTGCATGCAATCAATCTACTTTATTTAAAGAGAATAGATTGGAAATTAAAACATTAGATATAGATTCAGAATTAGAAGGTATAGATTACGATTTAATGATTAAAAACGCCAAAAATAAATATAATTTAGATGATAAAAGAATAGCCTTTAATCAAGTATTTACAAGCAATTTTATTCGTAAAGCAAATGAATATCTACAAGCTTGTATTGATTATAAAAGAGTATGGTTTGCAAGTAGAACAGCATCTGATGAAGCCTCATTTAATCAATCAGTAAGTTTAAATCTACCATTAGATTTAATGAAAGTGGATGATAAGAAGGATTGGACAGCTTTAGATTTTATTGAAAATCAAGACGATTTTATCTATCAAACTAAAAAACAATGCGTATTAATTGAACATTCTGCCACTAGCCGTGGTACTCAAAGTTTTGATTTACCTCAACATTTAAAAAGAAGTGCGTCCGCAAATAAGGCCAGAAAAGATAATTATTCAGCATTTATGTTAGCAAATTGGGCCGTAAAGTGCTATAATGATATGATGAGCGTACAGATCGTACAGGCAGAAGCGACTTTTTCGCCTATTATGATCAGATAATGTGTAATATTTAATAATAAAAATGGCCAAAAAATCTAAAAAAGAAGAAAAAATCGTAAAAAGTGAAGAAATCCAACCTCTAATGGTATCAGATGCTTCTACTTACGAAACAAAAGCTGCATCCTACGGATCAGACTCTTCGGATTCTTCTCATACTCAAACCAGAAGAAATGTATCAGCAGATATTACTAGAACAGATAGATATAGGAATATTGATAGTGGGTTAATTCCTTTTAGATATTCAACTGGCATATCTAATAGCTCTAATATGAATGTCCGTGACGCGGTCATTCTCTGTCAAAAATGCTATTATAACTTTGCAGTGTTTAGGAATACTATTGATTTAATGACAGAATTTTCTTGTAGCAATATTTATTTCAAAGGTGGAAGTCAAAAGAGTAGAGATTTTTTTAGTGCATGGTTAAAGAAAATAAATATATTTGATTTGCTTGATCAATTTTTCCGTGAATATTATCGAAGTGGTAATGTATTAATTTATCGTTTTGATACAAAAATTAAACCAGAAGATGTTAATAAAATTACTCAAACCTTTGGATTATCTGCGAAAGCTGCGGATGTTATGTTACCAGCAAGATATAATATTATTAATCCTGCTGACGTTCAACTAGGCGGAACAATCAATTTCTCAGTAGGAAGATATTATAAAATTTTAACAGATTATGAATTGGAAAGATTAAAAGCTCCAAAGACTCCAGAAGATAAAGAAGTATTAGAAAGTTTACCAATAGAAACACAAAGACTTATTACAAAAACTAGAGTTGGTATTCTAACCCTGCCATTAGATCGAGATAGACTTTGCGCTGTATTTTATAAGAAACAAGATTACGAGCCATTTGCAGTTCCAATGGGATTCCCAGTTCTTGAAGATATTAACTGGAAAGCAGAAATGAAAAAGATGGACATGTCTATTGCTCGCACAATGCAACAAATAGTTCTACTAGTAACAATGGGAACAGATCCAGATAAAGGTGGAGTTAATCAAAAGAATCTTGAAGCGATGCAAAACTTATTTACAAATCAAAGTGTTGGTCGTGTTCTTATTGCAGATTATACAACAAAAGCTCAATTTGTTATTCCAGAAATCGGCAACTTAATGGGACCAGAAAAATATGAAGTTGTTGATAGAGATATTTTAGTTGGTTTAAATAATATTCTAATTGGAAATGATAAGTTCGCTAATGGAAGCATGAAGGTGCAAGTATTTATTGAAAGACTCAAACAATCTAGAGAATCTTTCTTAAATAATTTCTTGTATCCAGAAATTAGAAGAATTAGTAGGGATCTCGGATTCAAAAATTATCCAACTCCATTCTTCGAAGATATTGATCTTAAAGATGATGTTCAATATTCTAGAATTTTTACAAGATTAATGGAACTCGGCATCTTAACTCCAGAAGAGGGTCTCGCTGCAATTGAATCTGGAAAACTTCCGCAAACGGAAGAGTCAATTGCGTCTCAAGAAAAATTTAGAGAATTAAAAGATCAAGGTCTTTATCAACCACTTATTGGAGGAGCTAAAATTGGATCAGAACCCGGTAGACCATCTGGATCAACTGGAATTCCTCAAAGCACAAAAAATATTAATCCAAAAGGTCAAGGTAAACAATCTAAAGCTTCACTATTTAATATAGAAAAAATTAAAGATAATTTCGTTCTTGCTTCAAGATTACAAGAAAAAGTAGAAGCATCTTTAAGAGAAAGACATTCTCTTCGCAAACTATCTAAACAACAAAAAGAAGTTGCATTTGAAATAGTAAAAATTATTGCTTCAAATGAAAATCCAGAAGTCTGGAATTCTGTTGTAAATGAATATGTAAAAAATCCTAAAGATAAAAATCTCGATAAAATTTCTAATATTGAGAGTATAGCTATAGAGCATGGATTAGACACTTATGTTGCTAGTATTCTTTATCATAGCAAAAAATCCGAGGATATAACAAATGGCTGATAATTTAATTCGCGGCAAACAACTTAATCAAGCAGATTTATCTGGAACAATTCAAAATTTTATTACTTCTGCATATTTAGGATCATTAACAGGAAGTTTCGATCAAATTTATGCAACAAATATTGTTTATAACACTGGAGATCAACCAGTTAGTGGGATAAAAATTTTTGGTGCAAATAATAATTATAGTGGAGCTCACGTTGTTATAGGTGGAGGTAGTGGAAATTTAGCTTCTGGAGATTACGCAATTGTTGTTGGAGGATGTAGAAATATAGCGGGAGGAAGCAACTCAACTATTGGCGGAGGAAGAAACAATTGCGCAACAGCAAACTACTCAAATGTTGGCGGAGGACTTGGAAATTGCGCAACAGCAGCTTATGCAAATGTTGGTGGAGGAAGAGAAAATTGCGCAACAGCAGCTTATGCAAATGTTGGCGGAGGAAGAAACAATTTCGCAACAGCAAACTACTCAAATGTTGGCGGAGGACTTGGAAATTATGCGGTAGGAAACTGCTCAAATATTGGCGGAGGACAATCTAATTGTGCATCAGGGGACTCCTCGACTATTGGTGGAGGATGTGGAAATCGTGCACTAGGAGATTGTTCAACCGTTGCTGGAGGAAGACTCAATGTTGTATCTGGAATTTTTTCAACCGTTGGCGGAGGATCTTATAATTGTGCACTGGCAAATTTTTCATTTGTTGGTGGAGGATATAGAAATTGTGCATTAGGAGATTGTTCAACTGTTGGTGGAGGGCGTATAAATCTTGCAATAGGAGGCCGCTCAACTGTTGGTGGAGGAGCTGGTAATTGTGCATCAGGAAATTTTTCAACTGTTGATGGAGGAGTCGCTAATTCCGCATTAGGAAATTATTCAAATGTTGATGGAGGGTATTCACATCGTGCAATAGGAACTTATTCAACTATTGGCGGAGGATTTAACAATTTTGCAATAGGAAATTATTCAAATGTTGGTGGAGGACAAACTAATTGTGCAGCAGGGAGCAG